CGCCGTGATAGTGGCGCACAAAAAAAACGGCGGGGGGCCGAAGCCCCCCTGCCCTGTCCTACTTGGTGATGCTGGCCTCCGCTTCCACAAGGTCGGCCATCTTCGCGCAGATGGCCTCTGCGTCACGGTAGCGGCCTTCCTTTATGGCCTTTTGCGCAGTCTTGCTCATGTCTGTAAGCGTGTTTTTCAGAACGTCACGCTTCCTCTTGTGCTCCGACTCAAGGGCATCCGCAAGGGCATCCGCACCTTCTCTGCTGGCCTTTTGCGCCTTCGCCTTCGCGTCGCGAGTCTCACGCATCCGTACAGAATTCGCATCCATAGCAGGAAGCAGTTCGAGTTTCGCAGCAGGTAGATTTCGCGTGATGTTATCCCATCGAGACTTGACTCGGCCCGTGTCAAGACCTGCCCCGGCCCCAGCAGCGAAGAACAGAGACTTTACGCCCTTTCGTACCTCGAAAGGGATCTGATAGATGCCCTCAGCCGTGACGGATTCGCGGCCAACCGCAACCGTAACCTCACGCAACAGGCCTGCCACCATGTCTGTGGCCGCGGTGATGATGCCCTCCGCCTGCGTCATAATCTGGATGGCGTCCACGCATACTTGCCTGCCCTTCTCACCCGTGCCCTCTACCGCTTTCTTTACTTCATTCATGTCTAGCGTCATGATATGCTCTCTGGTTTGTGTAGTAGGCTAATTCCCACTGACAACACCAGTCTAGCATGGCCGTTTGTAAATGTCAATAAAAATCTACAAACTGCTCCAAAAAAATCTACAAACTGCCCCAAAAACCGCCAAAACTGCCCCAAAAACCGCGAACATTGCGCCTGAAAAACGCAATGTTCGGCTCCCAACCGCGCATGGACACCAATGGCACTCCCCTACCCCACTTGCCCACCTGCCCCCACTTCTTCCCCCCAGGGTGGGTGCGGTGGTAGAAAAAGACTTCGCAAAATTTTCCCGCCCCCCGCAAATGTCCAGGCCCCACGCGCCGCTAGGACCCCCGTTTGTGCCCCCTCCCAGCCTCTAGGTGCCCCGAACGCTTCCGCCCAGGGCTCAGGGGGCGGGCGGCTGGGGAACGCCGCCCCTATACCCTCCTATGCGCCCGGGCGTTGTGGCCCAATCAGGGTGGTTCAAACCCCTATACATATAAGGGGTCCTAAACCACTGTGCAAAAACCACCCAGAAGTCCTTTAGAATCAAGCACTTCGCGTCATTGTGTCGCATGAACCAGTTCGCTCACCCTGAACTACATCAAAAATTTGCAACTTCTTGATTCTAAAGGACTTTTGGCAATTTTGCGCTTAGTTTACGGAGTTGAACCAACATGAACCGGGCATTTTTGACGAATTTCTTGGTATTTTTTGCAAAAATATGGTATAATGCGGCGCATGTTTGGGTGGAATCCTCTCCAGGACGAGGTTGGCTCCTCCCTCCTCCTCCAACCGGCCCGGCCTGGGTTGCAGGATTCCACCCCCCTTTTCTTATGAAACTCTACAACAAGCAACACCAAAAGGCTCGGGCGTTCAAAATGCTCGAAGCCAAGATCATGCAGGGTAAAACACACGACGAAATTGCCCAAAACTTTGGTGTTGCTAAGTCTACCGTCGCCAAAGCCATGTCCTTGGCAAAAAAGGGTGACCTGCTGATTAGCTTTGAGGACAAGCTCCACAACGAATTGCTGCCCTTAGCCCACGACGCCTTAGTCGGAGCTTTGACCGAGGGCAATGCCAAGGTCGCCCTGGAAATTTTCAAAGGCACTAACATTCTTAAGAAGACCCCAGTCGTCACCAAGACCCAGCAACAAGACGCCGACGACTTGGCGGCCTACATTTTTGCCAAACGCACCCAAACCCTCCTGGAGGAGACCAGCATTGACATCACCCCAGAACCTCCCGCTCTCCCGGCAGCAGCGACGAGCCCAGATGCGTCAGGAGATCCTGCGCCTGACGGACCCTCGGAAAGCGCCGAGACGCCTGCGGAGATTGGCCGCCAAAGCGGGACATCTATATACGGCGTGGATAAAGACACCGATCCCCCAGATCCCGAACGAGTCCACTAATGTTTGACCGCTACACCGACGCCTTCATGAACGGGCACTTCCAGTTGCCCCTGACCATCCAGCGTCACGACGACGGCACCTTCACCGCCACCTACGAGCGCCCGGACGGCCAGACCATCCAAGCCACCGCCGACGACGTGGCCGAAGCCAATCGGCGCTGCCTCGACACTATCCGGGAAGCTGTTCTTGACGGCAGCCTCCAGCTGGGCCGCTAAGTCCCGATGCCGCCCAAGAAAGTCCAAGTCGCCGAGAAGGTTGAGGCCACAAGCGAGGTCCTGCCCTATCTGCCCTTTGCGGAGGTCATTGCCGACCCCCAACTTATGGGCACCCTGTGGGCCAAGCACCTCTCCCTGCCCCAGCAGGTAGCCCTAAAAACCTTTTACGGCCTGCCCCTGGCCGGGCGCGAACTGGACATCTGGGCGATTTTCAACGACCAAGTCACCTACGACGAGCTGGGCTACCCCCTCACGACCCAGCCCGTGCCCTACGTGCCCCGGGAATACGACCAACTCGTGGGCATCTTGGGGCGCCGGTCGGGTAAGTCCTCGGCCATCACGGCCTTCGCCGCTCTTTACGAAATCCTTTTTGGCGGGCACCTTGCGTATGTCAAGCCGGGCCAAGATGTCGTGGTGCCCTATATCGCCCAGGACCTGGCCACCGCCAAAGCCAACATGATCTTCATTGCTCTGCTGGCCAACGATGCGCCCCTGCTGCGCAAACAAATCCTGACCGCCAGTCGGGACCGCATCGACTTTAAGAACGGCATTGTCGTCACCCCCGAGCCCCCGGCCATCAAAACGGGGCGCGGCATTGCTGTCCCCTTGGTCGTCATGGACGAAGTGGGCTTCTGGTATCGGACCGCCGAGGCGGCCAACCCAGACTACGAAGTCCAGCGCGCCGTCTCCTTTGCCCAGTCCCAGTTCCCCCGGGCCAAGCAATTCATTATCTCAACACCTTACACCGAAGAGGGCCTCCTCTACGAATACTGGAAGGCCGGGACTGGGGGGCGGCACCTCGACCCCGAAGACCGCCTCGAATACACCGACGCCCTCGTCATCCAAAGCTCCACCGCCGCCATGGAGAACCCGGTTATCACCCAGAAGAAGCTCCAGAAGCTCAAGCACCAAGACCCTGACGCCTTCATCCGCGAGTCCCTGTGCCGCTTCGTGTCGGCCATCAGCGGCTTCTTCAACATCGAACTCGTAGAACGGGCCACTAAGGGCCACGGCAAGGCCCGCACCCGGGCCCAGAACGAGGCCGAGGGCCTGCGTCCCCTCTACGTCGCGGCGATGGACCCGGCGTTCCGCCACGACTCCTTTGCCTTCGCTATCTTCCACATGGACCCGGATGGCACCGTCGTCCACGACGTCCTCAAGACCTGGACCCCGGACAGCAAACGGAACGAGCGCCTGGACCCAGCCACCATTATCGACGAAATCGCCCAGCTGACCAAAGCCTGGGGCATCTCAGTTGTCTATAGCGACCAATACCAGTTGGAAGCCCTCCAACAGTTGGCGCTCCAGCACAACTTCGCCATCGTCGGCAATGACTTTACGGGCAAATCGAAAGCCAAGATGTATGGGTCGCTCCTCCATCTGATGCGCACCGCCAAACTGCGCCTGCTGGACCTGCCCGTCGTCTATCAGCAGCTGACCCAGCTCCAAAAAAAGATGAACGCCCTGGGCAACGTTCAAATCGCCGCCCCCCAAGGCCGTCACGACGACGTTGCCTCCGTCATCGCCCTCGGTGCCAGCGTGGCCCTGCTCCACATGCCCACGATGGAACGCCCCAAGAAAATCCCTAGCCTCTTTGAAGAAGGTGTGGCATGCATCAAACGGAAGAACAGCGACCTAACGGAAGCCTGGGTGTAACACCCCGGAAGCGGGGCCGCCCCCGCAAGCACCCCGTGCCTGCGGCGCCTGTCCCCATCCAGACAACGCCCACCGTGGCCGAAGCCGCAGAGCTGATGGACCTGGTGCGCCTCATGGTCCACCAGCAGGCCAAGGTGCTCGAACAGATGACCGCCGCGCAGATGGCCACGACCGACCTTATGAAGACGTGGATGCAAATGTTTACCCCCAGCGCCCAACCGCTGCCGTCCTCCAGCGCCGACGAGCGGGCCCTTCGGGCCGCCGAAAAGCAGCTGGAGCAGTGGGACCCCCTCGACCAATACCTGGACCCGGCTGACGTCCTGAAAGGATTGATGTAATGGCCATCGACGCAGGCACGCCCGTCTCCTTTGACGGGGACGCCACTAACCCCCCGAATCCAGCCAACGAGCCCAATCTGCCCACGGGCGAGCGCACCTTCAGCCCCGACGCCCTTGTCGCCGAGGTCTACCACAAATACGACGTGCGGCGCCAGATGCGGCGGCCCTACGAAATCCAGTGGTATCTGAACGCCTCGGCGCTGCGCGGCTTTCCCGATGTCCGCTGGAACGCCGAGTTCAATCGCATCGAAATCAAGCGCGAACCGGCACACCGCAAGCGGTTCCGCATCAACCACATCAAGCCCAAATACGTGGCCCGCGTCGCCAAATACACTAAGACGCCGCCGTCTCCCCTCGTCGTGCCCGCCACGGCGGACCGCGAAGACGTCTTTAACGCCCGCGCCTCCCAGAAAGCCCTCGAATACGTGACCCGCAAGGGCGACCTGCGCAAGAAGTGGATGCAGGTCATGCAGTGGATTCCCGTCACGGGCAAAGCCTTCTGGTGGCTGCGCTACGACGACGACAAGATTGGCTATGCGCCCGTCGAACTGGATGGGCGGCGCGAACCCATCATGGGCGACATCGAAATTGACTACGGCTCCGCGTTCGAGTTCCTGCCCGCCGACCCTGGCATTGAGTTCCTGGCCGACCAGCCCGAGATTATGCGCGTCCGCATGATGCAGACCCAGGATATCGAGGAGCGCTTCGGTTTGGAGAAGGGCACCATTGCGCCCGAATCCTCGGACGCCGACCTCTTTTTCTACCAGCGCCAAATCGCCGACCTGGGCACGCGCCAGATGGGCATGGCCTCCCGCGCCGTCACCGCCATGGGCGACGACATCAAGGACGGGCGCGGCTACGCCCTCATGATTGAGTGCTTCACCAAGCCCTGTGCCGCCTACCCCCAAGGCCGCTACGTCATCTGCGCGGGCCAGAAACTCCTCAAGCACGAGGAACAACTCCCGGGCAACTTCCAGCACGTCCACCGCAACCCCTACCCGTGCGTCGAATACTGCGATGACGCGGCTCCCGGCCAGTTCTGGCCTGATGCCTTTATTGAGCGCATGGTGGGGCTCCAGTCCGAATACAACGAATACCGCTCCAAGATGGGCGAGAATCTGGCCATGCACTTCTTCCCGAAGCTCGTGGTGGCCAAGCAGCTCAACCTGGCCGAGGACGCCTACACCTCCGAGGCGGGTGAGCGCCTGAACGTCAACTTCGTGCCGGGCATCCCGATGCCCCAGTTCCTCCAGCCCAGTAGTGTCATCGGCGATGCGTGGAACGTCCTCAATACCATCCGCAAGGAGATGGACGACATCACCATGATCTACCCGTCCTCGCTGGGTGGGGCCGGGGGCGCCTCGTCAGGCTTCCAGACCAACCTCCTCCAGGAAGCCGCCGACCAAGTCCACGGGCCTGCCATCCAGCGCAATGCCCTGGGCCTCGAAGAAGCCTACCTGAAAATCCGGCACCTGATGAAACTCTACTACACGGTGCCCCGCCTCATTTCCATCGCGGGTCGGAACAACCTGCCCGAAGTCTATGAGTTTAGCCAATCAAACATTGACGACCAGGCCGACATTAAAATCGAACCCGACCAGATGATGCCGATGCTCCGCAGCGCCCGCGTCGATATGATTCGGGGCATGGCTGCCGATGGCCTCTTCGGCGACCGCAGCGACCCGAATGTCCGCCGCCGTCTCCTCGACATGATTCGCATGGGCTACCCGGACTTTGAAATTGACCGTGAGCAGCGCGACCAGGAACAGGCCCAGCTGGAAAACATCCAGATGACGCGCCAGCAGCCCCTCCAGAAGCCCCAGCCCTGGGAGGACCACCGCGTCCACTGGGAAGCTCACACGGACCTCTTCAAGTCCCCCGAGGCGATGGACTTACCTGAGGACCTGCGCACCGCCTACGCGTGGCACGCCATCATCCACCTCTCCTACATGAACCCGGACGATGCCCTCAAGATGGCGGGCGAATTCGGCCTGCGCGAACAGCTCCAGGCCCTGCTGGACCTCCAGCAGCCCCCGCCCCCGCCGCCTCCGCCGGAACCGCCGCCACCCCCACCAGCGCCGCCCCAGCCCATTAACATCAACGCGGGCATTAAGATGCCGGTCGGCTACACCATTAACCGTAATCCCGAGACGGGCCTCATCGAAGGGCTCGTGCCGCAACTCGCCCCCACCCCGGGCGCCCTTCCCCAGGAGTAACCCATGGCCGTCAATCCGAAGCGTTCTAATGCCGCCGTTACTGCCGCCGCTGATGCAGTGTGCGACCTCCTCGACAACGGCTACCTCCGCCTCTACGATGGGGCGCAACCGGCCAATGCCGACACCGCCGTGACGACCCAGACCCAGCTGGCCGAACTGCGCTGGAATGTTACCGCCTTCGGGGCCGCCTCAAACGGCGTTGCCACGGCCAACAGCCTGACCGCCGACAGCAGCGCCGACGCCACGGGCACCGCCAGCTGGTTCCGCGCCCTCAAGGCCGATGGCACGACCGCCGTCTTTGACGGCTCGGTGGGTACGGCCAGCGCCGACCTTATCCTCAATTCCACGAGCATTGCCGCCGGAGCGAACGTGGCCGTGACGGCCTTTACCTACAACGAGAATAAGGGGTAAGTCATTATGGCAGCGTGGCCGACCATTACGGACGGCGTCACTCGACTGGGCAATGCCCTCTTCACGAGCATCAAAGCCTACATTGATGACCTTGTGGGGGGACAAGGCCTGCCCATCGGGGGCGCCACCAACGATATTCTCAAAAAAACGTCAGGCACCAACTATGACGCCGCTTGGACCGATGCGCCTACGCTCGACAGCCTGACCTTGGACACGGGGGCGGCTGAAGCCACCGGGGTGGCCAAGCTGTATTGGGACACCACGGATGTCACCGCCGCGCTGGGGCTGAACGCCAACATCACCTACCACCTCGGGGCCCAAGAACTCGTCCGCGTCTCCAATCGCACCGGGAGTGCCATTGCCGCTGGCAAGGCCGTCTACATTCTGGGAACCCACGGCGACCGGCCAGAAATTGCTTTGGCCGATGCCTCTGCCGAAGCCACTGCTGCTACGACCTTGGGCATTACTGCTGAGTCCATTGCGAATGCGGCCCAAGGCTACGTCTGTGTCTCGGGTCTCCTGCGCAATCTCAACACCAACCACCTGACCGAAGGGGCCCTCGTGTGGCTCTCCGAGACTGCCGGGGACCTTACCTCGACCCGACCCACCCAGCCCGCGCACGGTGTCTTCCTGGGTCTGTGTGTGAAGCAGGGCCCGGGCACCTCCGGCATCCTGTATGTGAGCGTCGTCAACGGCCAAGAACTGAACGAACTGCACGACGTCCTTATTTCCACCGTCACCGCTGGAGACCTGCTCAAGCGGAACGCGGGCAACACCCTATGGGTCAATGCGGCCCCCGCCGCCCTCACCAAGACCGACGACACGAACGTCACCCTCACCCTCGGGGGCAGCTCCTCCACCGCCCTTGTCAACGCCGCCTCCATCACCGCCGGGTGGACGGGCACCCTCGCCGCCGCCCGTCTGAACAGCAATGTCGTGCAAGCCATCACCAACGATACCAACGTCACCGGCAGCATTGCCGCGCAAACGCTGACGCTAAATTGGGCAGGGCAACTGGGCGTCGCACGCGGCGGCACGGGGGCCAGCACCCTCACGGGCTACGTCAAGGGCGCAGGCACCTCGGCCCTCACGGCGTCGGCGACCATCCCTAACACCGACATCACCGGCCTCGGCACGATGTCCACCCAAGCGGCCAGCAGCGTCGCCATTACCGGC